AAGGCGATTATCTGGGTGTCATCCAGCGGCAGCATGGGACCTCCTGATGGTGGTGATGACGTAGGGATAAATGCCGTTGCGGCTGGCCGCGCGCTTGGCGACAATGCGGCTGATGTACGGCGATCCGGGTAGATCACAGCGAGGCACGATCCGTCCTTTCAGGCGCTGGCCGACCAGGTATCGATTTGTTCGCGTCATTGCCAGGTCTCCTTGAGCTCGCGTTCGAGGCGTCTTCGTTCTTGCAGGCGCTCAATATCAAAACGCCGCCGGTAGAGACGGGCGGCAACGTGGTCTATTTGGTTGCTTCTTTCTTGCTTCGTTGTTGGTGTGGTGTTCATCGCAACCTCCAGAAAAGGCCCGGCGGACCGGGCAAGGGAAATAGGTGCAAAACATCGAGCTGGACCCTGACCCACGACGTACCCGAGAGAAGTAGGAAAGAAAGCCAAGGCCCAGCTTGATGGCCCCTGATGCGCTCAAGGGCGGGCGCCTTTCCAGCCGATTGCGATGACAGCCAGTCCGGATCGTTTTCGTGTTGGGCGCGGGCTTCCCTGGTCGCTGACTCAATCGCATTGCCGGCGGTCTTCGGGCCATTACAACGCCGGTGGTGCAGCCCTATGCCCTACTGAATGGGCACGCCCGGCGAGGTCGATCAATTCGTTCTCTCACACGCTGCGGCTGTCGCCAGCGGTATCCCCCGAGCCAAGTGTCGCCCGGCAGTCCTACGCCCCCACGTCAGTCAGGGAGCGCCCCGCAACGCCGTGCCTCTCTGGGGCCTTGACGTCTCCGCATACGGGATCGCTGCGTGTGTCTTGCTTCGAGCTGTTAAAGAGCGTCGGCCTGGTAGGCCCTGAACCGGCTGTGCCGTGTTCGTGTGATTCAATTTAAGCATGCTGAAAGCATACGTCAAGCAGCAGACTGAAATTATTTCAGCAAACTGAAACGGCAGGCGAAGAAAAGCCCGCCACGGTAGGCGGGCTGAGGATTGGCGATGGCGCTCTTGGACATGCCGCTTTCGTTGACCGCCTGAGCGATTCTGTCTTGGATTCCCATTTCAGTGATCTTAAACGCGCAAAGGTTTAGCATGCTTGCGCCTTAGCTTTCAGCATGCTTAAATCATGGGAAAGCCACAGGGGTGACCCATGACGACCCAAGACGCAATCGACTACTACGGCGGCAAGAAGATCGACCTTGCCAAAGCGCTGAGGATCTCTCCGGCCGCCGTGACCATGTGGGGCGACAAGATCCCTCTTCTTCGCCAGTACCAGCTCGAGAAGCTGACCAACGGCAAGCTGAAGGCGGAGCTTGCCGCCGCCTGAACCCCCATCGCCTGCCTGTGAGGCCGGAACAGAAACGAGGAAGCCCGGCGCTGCTGGGGAGCATGCCGGGCTTCATATCAGCATCACTGATAGGAGAAATCCTAATGCACCTTGAAGAATACCGCAAGAAGGGGCGCCAAGTATGAGCATATTGAACGTGCTGGATCGCCCTATTGCCTTCAACCGCGCCTTCGTTGACCTCGGCGTCGGCATCACTGGCGCCCTGATGCTATCGCAGTGCGTCTACTGGTCAACCAGGACCAAAAACCCCGACGGCTGGTTCTACAAGACTCAGAGCGAGTGGGAAGAAGAGACCGGCATGAATCGCCGGGAGCAGGAGCGGGCCCGGAAGGCGCTGAAGTCCATTGGTGTGCTGGAAGAGAAGCGCCGTGGCGTTCCGGCCAGGATGTATTTCCGAGTCAATGAGGACGCCCTGGAGAAGGCCCTGCTCGGATCGCCTCAGGCACTGGAGCTGGCGGACGCCCTAGACACCTACAAGTCCACCCTAAACGGGCTGTCGAAGACTGGCCTGATGCGCGCCAGGAAGCTGGGCGTTAAGGCTGATTACGTCGATTACAGCGCTGTCCTGAAGCGAGACGGGATGGTCTGTGGCTGCTGCCAGAAGCCTATCGTTTACGGCCCTGGGCAGCACGGCAAGGCCCTGAGCTTCGACCACAAGAAGCCTCTGGCAGAGGGTGGCGAGCATGTGGAAGACAATCTCCAGCCGGCACACATGGCTTGCAATGTCAGGAAGGGGGGCAGCGAGCAATCCAGTCTGTCTACACAAGACAAACTGAGCCCGTCTACCCAAGAGCAAACCAGTTTGTCTACCGTAGACAAACAAGAGTGTCTACCCAAGGCGGACAAGTCTGCTTTGAACGAGCAAACTATTACAGAGATTACAGCAGAGACTACAACAGAGACTAGTGGCCCTAATCGGGCCAAACGCAAAACAGCTCTGCCTGACGGCTTCAAGCCCAACGAGACGTGCCGGTCAAAAGCCATCGACCTCGGCGTCAGCCTGGAGGTGGAGCTGGACAAGTTCACCAGCTTCCACCAGGCGAAGGGCAACAAGTACGTCGATTGGCAGGCCGCCTTCCGCAACTGGCTGACCAAGGCTGCCGAGTTCCGTGCCCAGCGTGGCGGCAACGTCTCGCAATTCCCCGCCCGTAACCACGACGACGACAGCGGCAGCAAGATTTATGTGCCGGCCCCGGCCAAAGGGGGCGCGAAATGACTCCCGCAGAACTGAGCCGGATGCTCGCCAACGATGCCGAGCGTGTCGCTCGCACCCTGCTGCCGAATGGAAAAAAATCGTCGGGTGAGTGGAAGGCCGGCAACGTCGAGGGTGATGCCGGGCAGAGCCTGGGCGTCGTGCTGGCAGGCGCCAAGGCCGGCGTATGGAAGGACTTTTCAACCGGCGAGGGTGGCGACCTGATCGACCTGTTCATGGCGGTCAATCGCGTGTCGCTGCCGGAGGCTATCCAGCAGGCGAAAGACTACCTCGGCGTAAAGGATGACCGCGACCGGATCCGCTCCACCAAGCCAAAGCGTGAGTTCAAGCGCCCGGAGCGCCCCGCCAGCGTCAAGAAACCCAAGCCGACCAGCCCGGTGCGCGAGTACCTGCACGGGCGCGGCCTGTCGGCGGCCACCCTGGACGCCTTCCGCATTGCCGAGGAGGGGCGGAACATCGTGTTCCCCTTCCTGCGTGGCGGCGAGCTGGTATTCCTCAAGTGGCTGGGCATTGACCGTGAGGGCGGCAAGAAACGGATCCGCGCCAGCGCCGACTCCGAGCCGTGCCTGTTCGGCTGGCAGGCGGTGCCGGCTGACGCACGCACCATCACCATCACCGAGGGTGAGATCGACGCCATGAGCGCCTGGCAGGCCGGCTACCCCGCGCTGTCCGTGCCGTTCGGTGGTGGTGCCGGCGATAAGCAGCGCTGGATCGAGTACGAATACGAACACCTCCAGCGGTTCGACGTTATCTATCTCGCCATGGATAACGACGAGGCCGGATCCGAGGGGACGCAGGAGATCATCAAGCGGCTGGGGCGTGAGCGCTGCATGATCGTCCGCCTGCCGTCCAAGGACTGGAACGACTGCCTGGCGGCGATGATTCCCGATGACGACATTGCCGCCTGCTATGCCAACGCTGAATCACTGGACCCTGACAAGCTGGTGGGCGTTGACGCCTTCGCGCCGGGCCTGCACCGCCTGCTCGATAATCCGATGGAGACGGGCGGCCTGGGCCTGCCCTGGGACAAGGCCGAACACCTGATCCGGTTCCGTGGATCCGAAACCACTATCTGGACGGGCTGGAATGGCCACGGCAAATCCCAGCTCCTCGGCTTCCTTGCCGTCTCGTCGGTGATCAAGGAACGGGTGCCGTTCTGCATCGCCTCCATGGAGATGAAGCCCGAGATTAACCTGCTGCGCATGGTGCGCCAAGCAGCAGGCGTCGGCGCCCCGTCTCACGCCTTCGCCGACGCCATCCTCGACGCGATGCGCGGATCCCTGTGGATCTATGACCAGCTCGGCAGCGCTGACCTCAAGGAGATGCTGATCGCATTCCGGTATGCCGCCAAGCGCTACGGAGTGCAGCACTTCGTCGTGGACTCGCTGGCCAAGCTCGGCATCGGGGAGGACGACTATGACGCTCAGAAGCAATCCATCAACGCGCTGACGGGATTCGCCCACGAAATGGACGTGCATGTTCACCTGGTCGCCCACCCGCGCAAGGGCATGGACGAGGACAGGCCGCCGAACAAGATGGACGTTCGCGGCGGCGCCTCGCTCACCGACATGGCCGACAACGTGATCACCGTATGGAGGAACAAGCCGAAGGAGCGGGAGAACGAGCGGCTTGAAAAGGATCCCGCCACGGAGACGAAGCATCAGGACGAGGGGGACGTTCGCATGATCGTGAGCAAGCAGCGCGGCGGGACTGCGTGGGAAGGAACGATAGCGCTGTGGTTCGACCGCGCCGCGTTCCAGTACATGGGCCGCGAATCGCACCGCCCGCGCCCCATGGTGGGCTACAGCAGCCAGGAGGGAGCCGCATGAGCCAGTACATCTATCGCATCCAGACGCGCCAGGGCCAGCACCTCGTTGCCGTGGCTGGCGACTACATGATGACCGTCATCCGCCAGGCGATGGCCGATGACGGGGTGGTGGCCGAGGACCATTGGGTAGTGCGTGGCAACGAGATCGCCACCGTGACCCGAGAGGAGGTGCCGGCATGAGGCTCACCATCACTGAACGGGCCGCCCTCAAACGTCTTCATGGCCTCACCGTCTGCATCGAAACAGGCGGGGTAGCGGTATGCCGAGACGCGGCAGGCGAGCGCAAGGAGTATGCGATTGATCATCTGCGGCATGTGTTGCGGGAGGTGGCGTAATGGGTGCGACTACTCACCACATCGCATGGCAACCGCCGAGAACATCGCGACCTATCACCGCGAGTTCCCGAGAGAGCCGTCAACCCCTTACGAAGCCGACAAGTTCGCCGTCTGAGGAGGCCGCTAATGAGTAAACCC